CGGCTGCACGTGCGGGCCGGCGAGTTCGTGGCCGACGAGGTTGAAGTCCTCATGGACGACGACCGGCTCGTTGAGGCTGCGTGTGGCGAGACGGTCGGTTACACCGGCGACCGCAAGGCAGTGCTGATCTTCGCCAGCGGCATCAAGCACGGCGAACACATCGTCCGCGTGCTGAAGGAAAAGCACGGCATCGTTTGCGGTTTCGTCACTGGCGAGACGCCGGTCGGAGAACGCGACGCGCTGCTGGATGAATTTCGCGCGGGCCGGCTCAAGTACCTGTGCAACGTCAACGTGCTGACCACCGGCTTCGACGCCCCGAACATCGACTGCGTTGCGTTGATCCGGCCGACGCTCTCGGCAGGGCTCTATTACCAGATGGTCGGCCGGGGCTTTCGCCTTCATCCGAGCAAGCAGAACTGCCTCGTCCTGGACTTCGGCGGCAATGTGCTGCGGCACGGCCCGGTCGATCAAGTCCGCGTCAAGGAACACGCCGGCAATGGCAACGGCCAGGCCCCGGCCAAGGAATGCCCCGAGTGCCTGTCGGTCGTGGCCGCCGGCTACGCGCGATGCCCCGACTGCGGCTACGAGTTCCCGCCGCCGGAGCGCAAGAAGCATGACGGCAAGGCCAGCTAGGCCGGCATCCTGTCCGGCCAGGTGACGACCACGAAGTACACGGTGGAGGACGTCTTCTACAGCGTTCACAAGAAGCGCGGCACGGGCGACGACGCGCCCCGTACCATGCGTGTCGATTACAAGCTCGGCTGGAACAAGTTCCAGACCGAATGGGTCTGCTTCGAGCACGATGGTTACGCCCGGCAGAAAGCAGTGCAGTGGTGGAGACGGCGTTCGCCCGAGCCGGTCCCGGAGACGGCCGAGGAGGCAGTCTCCCTGGCGCAGGCAGGACGCCTGGCCGCCACGCACGCAATCACCGTCCGCAGCGTTTCGGGTGATGAATACGACCGGATCATCGGCTACGAGCTGGGCGACGTTCCGCCGCCGCTGGAACTGGGCGACCAGGACCTGCCGGCGGACGCGCTCGACTTCCCGTTCGGCTACAACGCGGTTGCCGCGGAGGAGGAGATTCCGTGGTGACGCAGGGCGAGCTGCTGGCTGCTGCGCTCCGCTATGCGGAGATGGGCTACCCGGTCTTTCCCTGCGCGCCGGGGGGCAAGGCACCGCTTACCGAACATGGTTTCCACGACGCGACCGTCGATCCCGAGCAGATCGAGCGCTGGTGGACGCAGCACCCCAGCGCCAACATCGGCATCCCTACCGAGGGGCTGGTGGTCATCGACATCGACGGCGGCGGCAACCCCTGGCCCGGCGACGATCCCGAGCGGATGCTCGACCTGGCGGCGGGGCCGATGGCACTGACGCCGCGCGGCGGCAGCCACCGCCTGTTCCGGCAGCCGGCGGGCAAGCACTGGCGCTGCACCGAAGGCCGGCTGGCCCCGAAGGTCGATACGCGGGCCGACGGCGGCTACATCGTGGCCCCGCCGTCCGTGGTCGAGGGCGGAAAGGCCTACCGTTGGGCACCGGGCCGGGAACTCGACGAGCCGCCCGACCGCTTGCCCGAGCCGCCGCCCTGGTTGGCCCAGGAACTTGACGGGTTGGCCGGGGCTACCGCGAAGTCCGGCCAGGCCGCGCCATCGGCCAACGGAACGCCAGCTGCGCACGCCCACGTCGTGGCCGGTCCGCCCCAGGCGAACGCGATCCCGGAGGGCCAACGGAACGCGACCCTGGCGCGTCTGGGCGGGAATATGCGCCGGGTGGGGATGTCCCAGGCGGAGATCGTGGCCGCGCTGCTGCGCGTAAACACGGATCGGTGCGTGCCCGCACTGTCGCCGCGCGAGGTGGAACGGATCGCCGCCAGCGTCGCCAGGTACGAGCCGGGCCAGGTCGCGGTTGCCCTGGCCGAGAACCACTGGGACCAGATGTATGCCGAGGCAACGCCGAACGAGGAGGCCGATGCGAAGGACCCCGGCCCGATCTCTGACGACCTGCTCCGCGTGCCGGGCTTCATCGACGAGGTGATGGCCTACACGCTCGACACCGCCCCTTACCCGGAACGGGTCATGGCCTTCTGCGGGGCGCTGGCGCTGCAGGCCGCGCTGGCCGGGCGCAAGGTCCGCGACCCGATGGGCAACCGAACAAACTTGTACATCCTGGGCCTGGCCAACTCCGGCGTCGGCAAGGACCACGCCCGCAAGGTGAACCAGCGCATTCTCTACGAGGCGGGCCTGGCCGAGTGCCTGGGCAACAGCTTCGCCAGCGGCGAGGGGATCGAGGACCGGCTGTTTGTCCAGCCTGCCGTCCTCTACCAGGTGGACGAAATCGACGGCCTCTTGCTGCGGGTCAGCCAGGCCAGGGACGCGCGGCACGAGCAGATCGTGTCGATGCTGCTGCAGATGTATTCGAGCGCCAGCGGCGTCTACGTGATGCGCGCCAAGGCCGGCCGGGAGCGGACCGTCATCGATCAGCCGTCCTTGTCGATTTTCGGCACCGCCGTGCCCAAGCAGTTCTATGAGGCGCTGTCGCGGCGGCTTCTGACAAACGGCTTCCTGGCCCGCATGGTCGTGCTCGAATGCCGCCGCCGGGGGACCGGCCGCGAAGACGGCGACCGACCCTTGCCCGCCTCGATCCTGGACACGGCCCGCTGGTGGGCCGAATTCCGGCCCGGGGCCGCGCCGGGCAACCTCAGCGACTGGCACCCCGAGCCGCGCCTGGTGTCGCAGACCGACGACGCCAGGGAACAGTTCCGCAAGCTCCGCGAGCAGGCCGATGCGGCCTACGCGCTGGCCGAGACGCGCAACGACACCGTGGCGATGGCCATCTGGGCGCGGGCCTACGAGAAGGCCCGCCGCCTGGCGCTGCTCCACGCCTGCAGTGCCAACCACGTCGATCCGGTCATCGGCCCGGAGGCGGTCGCCTGGGCGGGGTCGTTCGTGGACCACCAGACCCGCCGCATGTTGTTCATGGCCGGCTGCCATGCCAGCGAGAGCGAGTTCGACGCCAAGCGCAAGCGGCTGCTGGAAGTGCTGGCCCAGTGGCGCGACCTGCACGGCGACGAGTGGATGCCGTTCTGGCGCATCAACCGGCGGCTGCCGTGGACCAATCGGGAGCACGAGGAGGTCCGGGCCACGCTGTTGGAGCAGCGGCTCATCGAAGCTCGCACCGTACAGACGCGCGGCCGCCCCGGTGCGGTGTACCGCCTGCTTCCGACCAGCCCGAGCGAGGAAGAGGACACGTCGTGAAGGACTTATTGCGCTTCTTGCTGTTGTTGCGCGGGGCTTCACCCATGAGAGCGAGAGGAGAGAGGGAAATGGTCTGCGAGAGGGGTAGGCAATAACAACAAGAAGTCTTCTCTCTCCTCTCTCTCCCTCGTTTCCCTTGCCGGCTAGGTACTTCCGGGCCTTATTGCGCTTTTTGACCCCGGCGGGAACAGCCGCCAAGGTAAGGACAGTTTCTTTCACTTGACCGAACTTTTGCCATGAACACCAACCCACGCACCACAACCTGGGAGCACGCCGCCGCCGAATTGAAAGCCCGGCTGGATGTCGATCACCGCAACCACCGGATGCTCGCCGATCCCTGGGCGCGGGCCGCCCACTGCATGGTTCAGGGTTGGCGGAACATCATCAGCCAGGGACGAATTGCCCATGTCCGTCAATTCAAGGGGAGGTTCACCACATGGAACGCTGCCGCTCGGAGCATGAAGGGGTCATTGGATGCTCGCCTGAGGACTCGACTGCTCGACCCGACGACATGGAAGTTCTGGGCAGGCCATCTGCCTCGATTGGATCAGCGCTATGTACCCCTGCGAAACCGGTGCGGCCGCACGGACCTGTGACCACGGGCAACGTCCTGCAACTGCTGGAGTGGCAGGGCTACCGCTGCGCCCTGACCGGCCGACCGCTCACGCCCGATATGGCGTCGCTGGACCACGTCGTACCCGTGCGGAACGGCGGTGAGCACCGCATCGAGAACGTGCAGGTACTGCACAAGGAGGTCAATCGTGCCAAGTCCACGATGACCAACGAGGAGTTTGTGCAACTTTGCCGCGAGGTTGTCGAAAACGCCACGCGGCACCCGGAAGGAGGAGAGTCATGAAAATCGAGCTACGCAAGCTGTCCGACATCAAACCCTACGAGAACAACCCCCGGCTCAACGACGATGCGGTCGAGGCCGTGGCGGCGTCGATCCGCGAGTTCGGGTTCCGCCAGCCGATCGTGGTAGACGCCGAGGGGGTCATCATCTGCGGGCATACCCGTTACAAGGCCGCGCTCAAGCTCGGTCTGGAGAAGGTGCCCGTCCACATCGCCAAGGATCTGACGCCGGAACAGATCAAGGCGTACCGCATCGCGGACAACAAAACCGCCGAACTGTCGGACTGGAACTACGACCTGCTGCCCATCGAGCTGGGCGAGTTGAAAGGCATGAACTACGACCTCGGCCTCCTTGGCTTCGACCAGGACGAGCTGGCCAAGCTGCTCGACCCCGGTGTCAAGGACGGCCTGTGCGATCCCGACGAAGTGCCGGCCCCGCCCGACGAGGCGACGACGCGGCCTGGCGACCTCTGGCTCTTGGGTAACCACCGCTTGCTCTGCGGCGACAGCAGCAAGCCCGAAGACGTGGACCGCTTGCTCGACGGCGCGGCGATCCATCTGGTCAACACCGACCCCCCGTACAACGTGAAGGTCGAGCCACGCTCCAACAACGCCATCGCCGCCGGCCTGTCGTCGTTCGAGGTCACGCACCACCAGAAGCTCGACGTGGTCCGGCACCCCGAGAAAGCGAAACCGACCGGCAAGAAGCTGCGGCCCAAGGACCGGCCCCTCGCCAACGACTTCGTTTCGGACGAGGCCTTCGACCAGATGTTGCATGCCTGGTTCGGCAACCTGGCCCGCGTGCTGCTGCCGGGGCGGGGCTTCTACATCTGGGGCGGCTATGCGAACGTCGCCAACTACCCACCGGTCTTGAAGGCCTGCGAGCTGTACTTCTCGCAGGCAATCATCTGGGTCAAGGAGCATCCCGTCCTCACCCGCAAGGACTTCATGGGCAACCACGAGTGGTGCTTCTACGGCTGGCGCGAGGGCGCGGCGCACGTCTTCCTCGGCCCGAACAATGCGGTCGATGTCTGGTCCATCAAGAAGGTCAATCCGCAGTCGATGATCCACTTGACCGAGAAGCCAGTCGAGCTGGCGGTGCGAGCGATGCAGTATTCGTCGCGGGCTGGCGAGAATGTGATCGACCTCTTCGGCGGGTCCGGCTCGACGCTCATCGGCGCGGAGCAGACGGGCCGCAAGGCATTCTTGATGGAGCTGGACCCGTTGTATTGCGACGTCATCGTCCAGAGGTTCGAGAAGTTCACAGGCAAGAAGGCCGAACGGGTTCCCGCGTCGGAGGAGGCCACGGCATGATCGCGTACCTGGCAAGTCCGTATTCGCATCCCGACCCGGCCGTGCGCGAGGAGCGGTATCGGGCCGCTTGCCGCGCGGCCGCAGCGCTGTTGCTGGCGGGACAGCCAGTCTTCTCGCCCATCGCGCATAGCCATCCGCTCGTGGAGTATGGCCTGCCGGCGGATTGGTCGTTCTGGCAGCGCTACGACCGGGAGCTGCTGGAGCGGTGCGACGAGGTCGTGGTTCTGATGCTGGATGGATGGGAGGAGAGCGTGGGCGTGCGGGAGGAGATTCGGCTTGCGCGGGCGATGGGCAAGCCGGTGCGGTATCTGGCCCCGGAGTTGGCCCCCGTTTCGCCCACGTTGGCCCACGTCGCGTCCGGTCCCCCGGAGGCGGACCCGACGCCCAACGGGGCCGACTGCCCGCCCACGTTGGCCCACGTCGCGTCGGAGGTGCCGGGGTGAACGCCAACGCGACCAACGAGAAGAGACCCCGCCAGGGGGTCTCACGGGCGATGGGGTTGTCGGGGCGGGCTACGTCTTGGCGTCCGGCTAGTTCGGATCGTAGATGGTCCCGCAGCTCGTGCAGCGGACCTTGTCGTCGTCGATCCAGACTAGCGAATCAATGTCATCCTCGCCGCACTTCGGGCAGGCAAAGCCGGGGGCCACGCGGTCGTAATCGTCGGGTTCGATGTTGTTGTTGGTCGTCATGGTTCGAGTTCCTTTCAGTTGGCGAGCGCGAACTTGCCGCGCTCGGTCTTGCTGAAGCGGGACTCCCTGGCCTTGGTCGTGATCTCCCGGAGGATCGCGGCGTAAAGCGTGGCCGAGGGCGTCTTGCCGTTGGGGCTGGCCCAGTAGCTCTTCGCGGCCATCGCGTCGATCATCTCCTGGCAGGTCATCGCCTGGCCAGTTTCGCCCAGCACCTTGGCGGCGGCGTCCAGGCAGCCGAGCTTCTTCGGCTTGGCCGGGGCCTCGGGCTTGGTCTTGCCGGGCTTCGCGGCCTTGGCCTTCGGGGCCTTCTTGGCGGCGTCCGCCGTGGCCTTCGTCTTCGCGGTCTTCTTCGTTGCCATGTTGCGTCTCCCAATACGGGGGTGCGGAAATCGGCATCGCGGACATCGCGATGCAACGTCAGGGTCAGTCAGTTACCTCGGGTTCCGGGAGACATCCAGCCGAGTTCGAGAGGAATTTCGCAGGTTTTTCGGGGGCGGGATGATGGCCGAGGACCGTGAACATTCGCCGACGGGAGGCCTGAACCCGAATGCGCTGACGTTGGCGAACGCCGCCCGGCTGTTGACCAGGGCTGGCGGCCAGCCCGTCACCGTCGAAATGCTCCAGGCCGACCTCGCGGCGGGCGCGCCGGCCAATGCCGACGGAACGATCAACCTGGTCCACTATGCCGCCTGGCTGGTTCGGGAGATGGGAAGCCGTGATTGATCCGCGCAAACTGCGACCGAGCGAGCTGTGCCGCCTGCTCAACTCGACCCCGCTGGGCGAGGTGATCGGCGAACGGCAGCTTCATCGCCATCGGACGCGCGCGGGCCTGCGGATCGGCGACGCCCGGCACGTGGACCTGGTGCGCTACGTCGCCTGGCTGGTCCAGGTCCGACACGCGCCGAGGCCGGAGCCGGATGGCGATCCCTACGAGACGCTGAAGGGACGCGCCCGTGCCCGCAACATCGCGCTGTCTCTGGCCGGCCGGGACATCGGCGACTTGCCGGCAGTCGTGAACCCAGAGCGGAAAGAGCGGGCGGCGTCCGATTTCCGATTCTTTTGCGAGCAGTACTTTCCGCTAACGTTCCACCTGCCCTGGTCGCGGGACCACCTCAAGGTCATCGCCAAGATCGAGCAGGCCGTGCTGCGAGGCGGCCTGTTTGCGATGGCCATGCCGCGCGGCTCTGGCAAGAGCACCATTTGCGAGTGCGCCTGCATCTGGGCGGTCCTCAATGGGCACCGCGAGTTCGTCTGCCTGATCGGCAGCGACGAGGGCCACGCGATGGACATGCTCGATGCGATCAAGATGGAGCTGGACGGCAACGACCTGCTCCTGGAAGACTACCCGGAGGTCGTCTACCCGATCCAGTGCCTCGACGGGATCGCCAACCGCTGCAACGGCCAGCTCTACAAGGGCGAGCGGACGCACATCGGCTGGACTGCCCGCGAGATCGTGCTGCCTACCATTGCTGGCAGCAAGGCAAGCGGAGCGATCATCAAGGTCGCCGGCATCACCGGGCGGATTCGCGGCATGAAGTACAAGCGGGCCGATGGCAAGACGGTCCGGCCGACACTCGTCGTTCTCGACGACCCGCAAACCGATGAGTCGGCGCGGTCGCTCTCGCAGTGCGCCACGCGCGAAAGCATCCTGGCCGGGGCCGTTCTGGGCCTGGCCGGACCCGGCAAGAAGATCTCTGGCATCATGCCTTGTACGGTCATTCGGCCGGGCGACATGGCCGACGTCATCCTCGACCGCGACAAGCACCCGGAGTGGAATGGCGAGCGGACCAAGATGGTCTACTCATTTCCCGCCAGCGAGAAGCTGTGGCAGCGCTACGCCGAAATTCGCGGCGAGAGCATGCGGCAGGGAAACGCCGGCGAGGAGGCGACCGAGTTCTACCGCCAGAACCGGGAGGCGATGGACGAGGGTTCGCTGATCGCCTGGCCCGAGCGCTTCAACCACGACGAGCTGTCGGCCATCCAGCACGCGATGAACCTCAAGCTCCAGGACGAGGCCGCGTTCTTCGCTGAGTACCAGAACGAGCCGCTGCCCGCAGAAACGGTGGACGCCGACGAACTCACGGCGGACCAGATCGCGGGCAAGCTGAACCGCATGAAGCGCTACGAGGTGCCCATCGGTTGCAATCACGTAACCATGTTCATCGACGTGCAGGCCAACCTGCTGTTCTTCGTGGTCGCGGCCTGGGAGGACGATTTCACCGGCTACGTCATCGACTACGGTACGCTCCCGGATCAGAAGCGCGCCTACTTCACGCTCCGCGATGCCCGGCTGACCCTCGCTGCCGTTACCAAGGCGAGCGGGCTGGAAGGAGCAATCTACGCGGGCCTGGAGCAGCTTACCAAGGACTACTTTGGCCGCGAGTGGCGGCGTGACGATGGCGCGATGCTGCGGGTCGAGCGCTGCCTGATCGACGCCAACTGGGGCTCGGCCACGGACGTGGTCTACCAGTTCTGCCGGCAGTCGGCGCACGCGGGCATCGTGCTGCCCAGCCACGGCCGGTTCGTGGGCGCGTCGAGCCAGCCATTCTCCGAGTACCGGCGCAAGCCCGGCGACCGCGTGGGGCACAACTGGCGCATGCCCAACGTGCATGGCAAGCGGGCTGTGCGCCATGCCCTGTTCGACACCAACTACTGGAAGTCCTTCATCCACGCTCGCCTGGCCGTGGCGATGGGCGACCGGGGCTGCCTCTCGCTCTTCGGCGACAAGGCCGAGCAGCATCGTCTGTTCGCCGAGCATCTGACCGCCGAGTATCGCGTGAAGACCGAGGGCCGGGGCCGGACGGTGGACGAATGGAAGATGCGTCCCGAGCGGGGGGACAACCACTGGTTCGACTGCCTGGTCGGCTGCGCCGTGGCCGCGTCGATCCAGGGAGCCGTGCTGCAAGGGACGGACGGCCAGGCCCCGGCGAAGCGCGAGCGCGTCAGCTTCGCCGAGCTGCAACGGAGGGCCCGGCGATGAAGGAGAAGCGAGCCAAACGATCCGATCTCGGCATCCGCTGCCCGCAGTGTGGCTGTCGGCACTTCAAGACCACCAACACCGAGCCGCTGCGCGACGGCCGCATTCGCCGGCGGAAACACTGTCGCCATTGCGGTCGCAAGATCGTCACGTTCGAGGCGACGCCGGCTGCAATCGGCTGAGATTGCTACCTGTAGCACGATCCCTCCTGCATCTCCCCGGTCGCGGACACATCGCTTCGGGACGGCATACGTAACAGACAGCCGACCGCAGCCGGCGCTGCGGCTTCGCCAATGCTGTTGCGACCCGGAACCGACATGGCCGACGAACTCGACGACACGATCCGCCAGAACGCCAAGGGGCCGGCCAAGGCCGCAGGCGATGCCGGTAGCGTGGAGCAGCACCCGCTGCCCGACCAGATCGAGGCGGATCGTTACCTCGCATCGAAGGAAGCTGCCGAGTCCAAGAAACGCGGATTGCGCCTCAACAAACTCGTTCCGCCAGGAGCATCGTAGTGTTCCGCTGGCTCTCCAACCTGTTCACGGCCAAGCCGACTGCTCCCGTGCATGGGCGCACGGTTCGCTGGCTCCGCGCCCGCTACGACGCGGCGGTGACCAACGACGACAACCGCCGGCACTGGGCCAATGCGGATGGTCTGTCGGCCAACGCTGCCAACAGCGCCGAGGTGCGGCGCGTGCTGCGGAACCGGTCGCGCTACGAGGTCGCCAACAACAGTTATGCACGCGGCATCGTGCTGACACTCGCCAACGACGTGATCGGCACCGGTCCCCGCTTGCAAATGCTCACCGAGGACGGCGAGGCGAACCGTCGCATCGAGCGCGCGTTCGCCACTTGGTCCAAGGCCGTCAACCTGGCTGAGAAGCTCCGCACGCTGCGGACGGCGCGAGCCGAGGATGGCGAGGGGTTCGCCGTCCTGACCAGCAACCCAAAGCTGCCGACGCCGGTGCAGCTCGACCTGCGCCTCGTCGAGGCCGACCAGGTTTGCACGCCGGACCTTGTGTCGCTCAATGCAAATGCCGTTGACGGGATTGTCTTCGACGAGGCCGGCAACCCGGTCGAGTACCACGTGCTGAAAGAGCACCCCGGCGACACGGCCCGGCAGTTCTTTCTCGACTACGACCGCGTTCCCGCGGCGTCGATGATCCACTGGTTCCGCGCCGACCGGCCGGGCCAGGCGCGCGGCATCCCGGACATCATGCCGGCGCTGCCGCTTTTCGCTCAGTTGCGGCGCTTCACGCTGGCCGTGATTGCCGCTGCCGAGACCGCCGCCGACTTCGCCGGCATTCTCTACACTGACGCCCCGGCGGGCGGCGAGTCGGAAGCGGCCGAACCGTTCGAGCCGATTGAACTGGAGCAGCGGGCACTGGTAACCATGCCCGGCGGCTGGAAGATGAGCCAGTTGCAGGCCGAGCAGCCGGCGACGACCTACGCCGAGTTCAAGAAGGAAATTCTCAACGAGATCGCCCGCTGCCTGAACATGCCGTTCAACGTCGCGGCGGGCAACTCGTCGGGCTACAACTACGCCTCCGGCCGACTCGACCACCAGACCTACTTCAAGGCCATCCGCGTCGATCAGGCGCATCTCGAAGGCGTCGTCCTCGACCGCATCCTGGCGGCGTGGCTTGATGAAGCGGCGTTGATTCCGGGCCTGTTGCCCGCAGGCCTCGGCCCGTTCGCCGACTGGCCGCACCAGTGGTTCTGGGACGGCCAGGAGCACGTCGATCCCGCCAAGGAAGCGTCGGCACAGGCGACGCGCCTGGCCAACCACACGACCACGCTGGCCCACGAATACGCCCGGCAGGGCCGGGATTGGGAGGAGGCCCTGCGCCAGCGGGCCAAGGAAATCGCGCTCATGCAGGAGCTGGGGCTGACGCCGGCGCAGACCCAGCCGACCTCGACAGACCAGAAAGAGGAACCCGTCGATGATCAAGGCGAACTCGAAGAACAAGCCGCCTGACAATCGCTCGCTGAACCTGCTGGCGGCATCGGTCGAGCTGGAAGCGGCCCCGGCCGAGGGCGACGCCCAGAAGCTGCGCCGTTTCACCATGACCGCCTACACCGGCGGGGCCATGCAGCTGGCAGGCTGGCGCTACCCGGTGGTCGTCGATCTGCAAGGGCTGCAAGTCGGCAAGCAGCGGCGTCCAATCCTGCTCGACCACACCCGCGACGTGGATTTCGTGATGGGGCAGACGGATTCCATCGCGGTGATGAACGACCAGCTCGTCGTCGCCGGCCAGGTCATGGGTGACTCTCCGAAAGCCAAGCAAGTGGTCGCCCTCAACGACAGGGGCTTCTCGTGGCAAGCGTCCATCGGGGCGCGGGCCGAGCAGGTCGAGTTCGTGCCGGAGGGAAAGACATCGCAGGCCAACGGCCGGGAGTTCCCCGGCCCCGTCAACATCGCCCGGCGGGCCACGCTGGGCGAGATCAGCTTCGTGGTGCTTGGCGCGGATGAGAATACGTCCGCCCAGATCGCCGCCAGCGAATCGAAGGAGAGCAACGACATGGACTTTGCGCAGTGGGCCGAGTCGCAGGGCTTCGCCGTGGACGCCCTGAACGAGCAGCAGGCCAAGTGCCTGCGGATGATCTTCGACGCCCAGGCCGGCAAGCCGGCACCGACGCTGCCCGAAGGGGATGATCCGAACCCCGCCGCGACCATCCGCGCCGAAGCGGCGGCCGAGAGCAAGCGCATCGCCGCCATCCGCAAGGTGTGCAGCAAGCATGGCGACATCGAGGCCAGGGCCATCGAAGAAGGCTGGGACGCCACCCGCGCCGAGCTAGAAGTGCTGCGGGCTTCCCGGCCGCAGGGGCCAGCGATCCAGGCCGGCGACAAGTCTCACAATGCCACCGCCATCGAAGCGGCGTTGTGCCTGTCGGTGCGTATGCCCGAGGCCAAGGTCGTCGGCTGGTATGGCGAGCAGGCGGTCGAGGCCGCCCGCTCCCGCGACCTTCGCGGCATGGGCCTGCACGAGCTGTTCTACCACGTCATCCATGCCGCCGGCGGGCACGCCCGGCCGGGCCGCATGAATGACGACACCATTCGCACGGCGTTTGAGTCGGACCGGACCCTGCGTGCGGCCGGGGGCGGCTTCTCCACGATCAGCCTGTCGGGCATCCTCTCCAACGTCGCCAACAAGGCGCTACTCGAAGCCTACAGCGCCGTCGAGAGCATCGCGGGCCGCATCTGCGCCCAGACCGACGTGAACGACTTCAAGCAGGTGACGCGCTACCGCATGACCGGCCAGGGCACGTTCGAGAAGGTCGGCCCGGACGGCGAGCTGAAGCACGCCCAGCTCACGGAAGAAGCCTACACGAACCAGATCGACACCTACGGCAAGATGATCGCGCTGACCCGGCAGATGATCATCAACGACGACCTGGGGGCGTTCCTGCAAATCCCGCGCATCCTCGGCCGGCAATCGGCCCTGGCCGTCGAGTCGGCGGTGTTCACCCTGCTGCTCTCCAACCCCGGCGGCTTCTACAGCGCGGCCAACAAGAACTTCCTCTCCGGGGCAACGTCGGCGCTGCAGATCAACTCGCTGACGTTGGCCGAGCAGTTGTTCATGGACCAGACCGACAAGGACGGCAAGCCGATCCTGATCTCGCCGGCCATTCTGCTCGTGCCGTCTGCCCTCAAGGTCGTCGCCCAGCAGCTCATGACCGAGACGCGCATCAACGAGTTCACCGGACCGCCCAAGCCGGCCAACAACCCGCACGCGGGCAAGTGGATTCCGCTGGCCTCGCCGTACCTGAACTCGCAGGGTCTGCCGGGCAGCAGTTCCACGGCGTGGTATCTGTTCGCCAACCCGGCCGACGTGGCGGCGATGGAGATCGCCTACCTGCGCGGGCAGCGGACGCCGACCATCGAATCGGGCGAGACCGACTTCGACACTCTGGGCATGAAGTGGCGCGGCTACTTCGACTTCGGCGTCGCTATGCAGGACTTCCGGGCGACGGTCAAGAGTGCCGGCGCGTAACCGCCTTTTGCAAGGAGACTGATCCATGCCTCAAGCAACTTTCGTTCACGAAGGCGGGTCCATTGACTACACCCCGGCGGCGGACGTGGCCGCAGGCGACGTGGTCGTGCAAGTGGACCTGATCGGCGTGGCCAAGCTGGACATCAAGGCCAACAAGCTCGGGGCGCTGGCCGTGTGCGGCGTGTTCGACTTCACCAAGCTCGCGGCCCTCGTCTTGCCGGTCGGGACCATCGTGTACTGGGACGACGCCGCCAACGTCGCAACCAACGTGGCCGCCGGCAACAAGCAGCTCGGCAAGGTAGTCCGCGCCGCAGCCGCTGCCGACGCGACCGTCCGCGTGCGGCTCAGTCAGTGAGGCGACGATGGCCGACTTGCTGCAAACCGGCTCCGACTGGCTGGCCGACCAGCTCAAGACGCACGTCTCGCGTCCGGTCGTCTACCGGCGTGGCGCAGACGAGGCGGCGGTGCAATGCACGATTGGACGCACGCTGCTCAAGCTGGACGATGGCTACGGCGGCGTGCGGATGGAGTGGACCGACCGCGATTTCCTGATCCAGGCGGCGGACCTGGTCCTGGACGGCTCGCCGTCCTTGCCCGAGCGGGGCGATGTGATCCGCGAGACTCAGGCGACCAGGACCTTCGTGTACGAGGTCATGGCCCCCGGCAAGGAGCCGCCGTGGCGCTGGTCGGACGTTTACCGGAAGCTGCTGCGGATTCATACCAAGCAGATCGGAGTGGAGTAACCCATGACCGCCTCGGCAATGCGTTTGGGAATGGGCCTGCTGTTGATCGCGGCGGTGCCGGTCGGCGGCGATCCCGGCGTCTGGGCGCAATGGGGCCTGGCCGGCATGGTCGTCGGCTACACCATGTGGCGCGACTGGCACCGCGAGCGGCGCATGAGCGAGGACTTGCAAAAGCACCAGAGCTGGGTCCGTGACACGCTTCTGGGAGCGCTGGAACGCAACACGGTCGCCCTGGAAAAAGTGGCCGGAACGACCGCACGGCGGGAGGGCAAATAAGTGGCCGTAATCCTGGACATCGCCGACGCGGTGGTGACGCAGATCAATGCCGCCACGTTCAGCCAGCCGGTGACGGCCGTGCGGCACTTCCAGCCGAAGTTCGAGCTGTCCGAGATGACCGAGCTGAAGGTCAGCGTCGTGCCCCGGTCGCTGGCGTCGAAGTCGCTGGATCGCAGCCGTGACAGCTTCGACTACCAGATCGACGTCGCGGTGCAGCAAAAGACCGACATGAGCCAGGCGGCCCTCGATGCGTTGATGACGCTGGTCGAGGAGATCGCCGATCACTTTCGGACGCAGCCGCTGACCGGCTATCCGAACGCCCGCTGCACCGAGGTGAAAAACGAGCCGGTCTACGCGCTGGAACATCTGGACGAGTTCCGCCAGTTCACCAGCGTTGTCACGTTGACCTTCCGTGTGTGGAGGTAGTCCATGATCGGCCTGACGTTCAAAGCCGCCAAGCAAGGGTTCTTCGACCGCGACAAGGTCAAGCGAGCGGTGGACGCCGGCACGCGGAAAGTGCTGTCGAAGTTCGGCGCGTTCGTGCGCCAGCGGGCCAGGACTTCCATCCGCCGGCGCAAGGGGATCAGTCCGCCGGGCCAACCGCCGCATTCGCACGTGGGCCTGCTCCGGCGGTTCATCCTGTTCGCCTATGACGCCGACCGCAAATCGGTCGTTATCGGCCCGACGCTGACGAAGGAAGGGTCCGAAGCGCCCCGGCTCCTGGAGCACGGCGGCGAGACGGTTGCCGAAGTGGAGGGTAAACGCCGGCGGTTGCGCTACCGGCCGCGCCCGTTCATGGGGCCGGCCTTCGAGCAGGAAAAGCCCAAGCTGCCCGCCCTGTGGCGCGACTCGGTCCGATAAGGAGACGATCTCATGGCAGTGAAACTCGGCCTCGACGCCAAGCTGTATCGCAACACGGGCACCTTCGCCGCCCCGGTCTGGAACGAGGTCAAGAACGTCAAGGACCTCACCTTGAACCTGGAAGCCGGCGAAGCCGACGTGACCACGCGCGGCAACAACGGCTGGCGGGCTACGGTCGCCACGCTCAAGGACGGCTCCATTGAGTTCGAGATGGTCTGGGACACGGCCGACGATGACTTCGGCTCGATCCGCGACACCTTCCTCAACCGCGCCGCGATGGAGTTCGCCGTCATGGACGGCGACATCACCGTGGCCGGCTCGCAGGGCCTGCGGGCGACCTGCATGGTCACCAACTTCAGCCGCAACGAGGCGCTGGAGGAGGCCATCACGGTCAGTGTCACCGTCAAGCCAACCTACTCCGTCAACCCGCCCATCTGGGTTGTGGTGCCATAGGCCAGGTAGGAGGCGAGCCATGACCTGGCGTGGGATCGTCGGCGCTGCACTGGGCTACCTGCTGTGTCTCGGGGCGGCAGTCCTGATTACGTGCGACATCATCCTGGCCCGGCGCGGTGCCAGGACCATCAGCGATTGGTGCCTGGAGGCGGGCCAGCAACATCCCTGGCTGCCGGCACTGCTGGGCCTGGCTGTCGGGCTGGTCCTGGGAACGCTCATCGGGCACCTGTGGTTCCCGCAACGACCGTGAGGAAGGTAATGCAAAGCTTCAAGGACAACGCCGGCCGGACCTGGACGATCACGATCAACGTGGCGGCCGTCAAGCGCGTGCGCGGCCTGGTTAACGTCGATCTGTACAAACTGGTGGATGACGGCTTCAAGCCGCTGGCCGCGCTGATCAGCGACCCGGTGCAGCTCGCCGACGTTCTCTATTGCCTGTGCAAGGAAGAAGCCGACGGCAAGCAAATCACCGACGAGGATTTTGGCCGGGCGCTCGGAGGCGATGCCATCACGCTCGCCGCCGAGGCGTTCGTGGAGGAGCTGATCGATTTTTTCCCCGATGCCCGGGCGCGGGCGAGCCTGCGGAAAGTCGTGTCGGCGGGACGCAAGGTCCGGGACCGGCTGCTCGATCACGCGGAGACGCTGATCGAGAAGATCGACCCGGAGCGGGAAGCCAACGGCTTGATCGCCTCGTTTGGCAGCTCGCGGGCATCGTCGGCATCGACCCCGGTCCCTTCACCCTCCGCGAACTCGTGACGATGGCCGAGGCGCGCAGCCAGCAGCGCTGGGCGCACACGTCCGCGATCCTGGCCATGCTCGCCAACGTCCACCGCGATCCGAAAAAAGGGCGGGTGTTCAAGCCCGCTGACTTCAACCCCCACCTGCGCCGCAAGGAGCCGGTCGTCGCCAAGGTGGGGATCAGCGTGCTCAAGCAAGTGTTCGTGGACCGGCCCGCGAAGGGAACGTGATCGATGGCATCGGCCCAGGGAATTCGTGCCGGCGCAGCCTACGTCGAGCTTTACACCAAGGACAACCGCCTGGTGAAAGGCCTCGCCGCCGCCGCGCAAAAGCTGAAGGCCTTTGGCGCGAGCCTCATGGGCATCGGCACCCAGATGGCAGGGCTTGGGGTTGCCCTTCTCACGCCGTTCCTCGGCGCGGCCAAGGTCTTTGCCGACATGGGCAGCGACCTGGTCGATATGAGCCAGCGGACCGGCGTGACCGTCGAGGCCCTGTCCGAGCTTGGGTTCGCGGCCGGGCAGTCCGGCGCGGACATGGAGACGCTCGAAGGCGGCCTGCGCCGGATGCAGAAGCTGATCGTCGAAGCGGCCGGCGGGTCGGCCGAGGCCCGCCAGGCATTGCAGCGCCTTGGCCTGACTGTGGCCGATCTGAAGGCACTGTCGCCCGACGAACAGTTCAAGCTGATTGCCGACAAACTGAGCGCCATCGAGAACCCGACTCTTCGCGCTGCCCTGGCGATGGACATCTTCGGCAAGTCGGGCACGCGGCTGTTACCGCTTCTGTCGGGCGGGGCCAAGGGGATCGAGGAGCTGCAGGAACAGGCCCGCGCGCTGGGGCTAACCATCTCGACCGAGGACGCCCAGGCCGCCGAGGCGTTCGGCGACGCCATCGACACGCTCTGGAAGGTGCTCAAGAAAGCAGTCTTTACCATCGGCTCGGCCCTGGCACCTTCGCTTAAGGACCTGGCCGAGTGGATCACCCGCACCGTCAAGAACATCTCCGACTGGATCGGCCAGAACAAGGACCTCGTCGTCACCATCTTCCAGATCGCCGCCGCCGTGCTCGCCGGCGGCCTGGCCCTGATCGCCCTCGGCGCAGCCTTCTCGGCCATCGGCGCGGCCATCGGGGCCGTGGTCACGATCATCTCCGGAATCGGCACGGCGATTGGCGTGATCGGCTCCGTCATCGGGGCGCTGCTCTCGCCCATCGGCCTGGTGATCGCGGGGCTGACGGCGCTGGCGGCGTTCTTCCTGCTGGCAACCGACACGGGGAGTCAGGCGCTCGAATGGCTGGGCCAGCAGTTCAACGCGCTCAAGGACACGGCGCTGGCGGCGTGGCAAGGGATCGCCGACGCCCTGGCTGCGGGCGACATCGCCCTGGCCGCCAAGATCGTCTGGCTGACGCTCAAGATGGAATGGCAGAAAGGCGTCCTCTGGCTCGAAGAGAAGTGGCTGGAGTTCAAGAACTTCTTCGTGGACACGTTCTTCCGGGCCGTGTTCGCCATCTCCCGCTTCATGAACGACGCCTGGTCGGGCCTGCAAGTCGCCTGGGTCGAGACGACCACCTTCCTGTCCAACGCCTGGACCAGCTTCATCAGCTTCCTGCAAAAGGGCTGGAACCGCTTCTCCGGCTTCTTCCAAAAGGTCTGGGCGCGGGTCAAGAGCGTGTTCAGCGACACCGATGCCGACGCCGAGATCGCCCGGATCAACGAGGAGATCGCCCGCGAGGACCAGGCCATCAACGCCCGGCGGGACGCGGTCCTGCAAGGGCGGGAACAGGAACGGCAGCGGCGGCGGAACGAGATCGAACGCGAACGGGCCGGCGTCGAGCAGGAACTGAACCGCATGCAGGAGGAGGAGCGGGCCGCACGGCAAGCCGCCGCCCAGGCCCAGCTCCAGGAATCAGAAGACGCCCTGGCTGAGGCCCGCAGGGAATGGGAGGCAGCCCTGGCGGAAGCGGCCCGCAAGCGCCAGGAGGCAGAGGCTGCCCGCGCCCCCGAGCGCCTGCGCAGGCCTGATTTCCCCGAACTCGAGGAGGCGGTCGATACGACGCGGAAGAAAGTGGACATCCAGGGCACGTTCAATCCGCTCGCCGTGCGCGGCCTCGGCGGCGAAAGCCTCGCGGAGCGCACGGCGCGGGCCACCGAACAGGTCGCGGCCAACACCAAGAAGCTGCTCGAAAAGGCCAGGGACGGCGGACTCGTGTTCGCGTGAGGGATGGCATGGCGATCATCATTGAGAAATTCGAGAGCCGCGAGGCAACGGTGGGCATCGAAAGCCCTTCCGTCGATCTCCAGTTCATGGTGCTGGGCACCGAGGACGATGTGGAGGTCGAGGCGCTGGTCGAGGCCACGGTGCCCGCGTTCTACGCCGGCCTGGTCTTCCAGAGCTACCACATCGCCCACCAGGGCGGCGGCGTCTGGGAGGCGTCCGCCCGCTATGGCAAGAAAGAGCCAAAGGAACCGGGCGAGTCGAGCTTCAGCTTTGACACCGGCGGCGGCACGCAGCACATCACCCAGAGCCTTCAGACGGTCAACAGCTACGCGCTGCCGGGCGAGGATCCGCCCGATTTCAAGGGTGCGATCGGCGTCAACACCGATAGTGTCGAGGGGACCGACATCACGATCCCCGTCTACAACTTCACCGAAACCCACTACATCCCCGTCCCGCTCGTCACCGGCGCGTACAAGGCAATTCTCTTCTTCCTCACCGGCCGGGTGAACAACGCCCCGTTCAAGGGCTTCGCCCCGGGCGAGGTTCTGTTCATGGGCGCTTCCGGCTCGCAGCGCGGTCAGGAAGACTGGGAGATCACCTTCCGCTTTGCCGCCAGCCCGAATGCGACCGGCCTGACCGTCGGCGACATCGTCGGGATCGACAAGAAGGGTTGGGAATACCTGTGGGTCCGCTACGCCGACGCGGAAGACGAGAACACGCTCGTGAAGCAGCCGATCGCGGCCTACGTCGAGAAGGTCTACGAGGAGGGCGACCTCTCCTTGCTGGGGATCGGAGTCTGACATGCCGGGCGACCCGCTCAAGAAGGTGCAGCCTGGGCAGCGGCTGCAGATTCCCGCCGAGGCGTTCAACGCCTTCCTCGACGCCTCGCGTTACGTCCGCGCCCGACAGCACAGCAACGAGTCGCAGTCGGGCGAGGAGATTCGCCAGACCGGGATCGTCAAGGTCCGCAACATCACGGGCTTGGATCAGCAGCGGTACAGCATCCTGGCACTGCAAGACCCGATCATTGGCCCGGCCGACAACCTGCGGGAGTTCAAGAACCGGGTCAACTTTGACGGCGACGTGCCGGAGGACCCGCCGCGCAGCGGGCGTTACGCCGTCCTGCTGGAACCGCTGGCCAAGGATGCCATCGGCCGGGGGATTGTTGCGGGCGTGACGCCGGTGCGCCTGCGGGTCAACCCAGACCAGCTTTACGATTTCGCCGAAGTGCAAGCGGGAGAGACGGGCGCTCTGCGAAACGTTCCGCACGGCTCGGCGAGGGTGCTGTGGGTCGAGGACACCGGTTCCACCGAGCGCTGGGCCGTGGTGCGGCTGGACGACGGCGACTACCAGGCCCATGTGCTCATCACCAGCAACGTGCCCGACGACGACGGCTATTACCCCGGCGTCGTGCAGCGCTACGACGTAGACACGAAGACCTGGCAAACGCTGTTCGAGTGCAAGGTGGTGGACATCAACCAATGATCCAGCGGCAGCGATACCTGGCGCGTTACCTGGGGCCGAAAGGTGATGTGCCGCTGTTCGCCATCGGCTGCCCCGGCTCGGGTTCGGGGCCGGCGGCGTTCCAGGCCTCCGTGCCCCGGCTGCTGGCCAGCTTCCTGGGACTTGTCGATGATTTGCCGCTCTACGGCTACTCCACCTGCGAGTTCCCGCGCATCGGCCGCTACCTGATGCGCTTCGTCGGCATGGCGGCAGACGGCATGCCGGTGTACGCACTGGGCTGCTGCTTGGAATCGTCGAGCGGTTCGTCCGGCGAGAGCGGATCATCGGGAGAAAGTTCGGGGTTCAGTGGTTCCTCCGGGGAAAGCGGGTCTTCGGGAGAAAGCTTTGGGTTCAGCGGCTCGTCGGGCGAAAGCGGCTCTTCAGGGGAAAGCTCAGGTTTCAGCGGGTCGTCCGGCGAGAGTTCTGGCATCAGCGGTTCATCGGGAGAGAGTTCTGGCGTCAGTGGATCGTCCGGCGAAAGTTCTGGTTTCAGCGGCTCCTCCGGTGAAAGCTCGGGCATCAGCGGGTCGTCCGGTTCCTCGGGACTGTCCGGTTCGTCGGGGGAAAGTTCGGGGGCAAGCGGTTCGTCGGGAGAAGGTTCCGGCTCATCCGGGGCCAGCTCGGGCATCGGCGGATCGTCAGGCCTGTCCGGGTCGTCTGGTGAAAGTTCCGGTCCGAGCGGATCGTCGGGATCGGTTGGCTCCTCCGGTGTATCGTCCGGCACAAGCGGCTTGTCGGGGGAAAGCTCTGGCGTCAGCGGGTCGTCCGGTGTCAGTGGCTCGTCCGGCAGCGGTCCCGGATCGAGCGGCTCCTCGGGCGCGAGTTTCGGCCCCAGCGGGTCGGCGAGCGGTTCTGGGTCCGCTTCGGCTTCCGGCAGCGAAGGCATGTCAGGGACCAGCGGGCCAAGTTCGGGCACCAGCGGCGCTTCGGGGTCGAGCGGGTCGCAGTCGGGCAGCGGCATCGACAGCTCGGGCGCGTCGAGTGGGATCGGCGGCTCGTCGGGAAGCGGATCAGGATCGGCCCCGGGCGCGTCGGGAAGCGGGTCGGCATCGAGCGGCTCGCCCGGCTCAGGCTCCGCATCGGGAAGTGGCCCGGCTTCGGGCAGTGGTGTCGGCTCGTCCGGCCTGGGATCGTCGGGCGCGGCCAGCGGCTCCGCGCCTGGTGGCTCCGGTACGAGCAGTGGCCAGGGGTCGAGCGGCGGCGCGGGTTCAAGCGGCGGCTCTGGCGGCTCTGGTTCGGCACCTGGCGGTTCGTCTGGTCCTGGCTCGGCCAGCGGCCCATCGAGCGGCAGCCCCTGCCCCGAGAACCCCTGGGAGATGCAAGCGTCTGGCGGGGCATCCTGGTCCGGCGACGGCTGGTCCGTCCGCATCAGTTTCGAGAATTCCTACGTCTGCGGCGGCCCGAACGCCAACACGCAATCCGGCACGGCCTCGCGCCGCGTCTGCCTCAACGCTCCCAAGCGCCTGACCGTCCACATGACCGGGAACGTGGAGCGGCAAGACTTCGGCTTCGATTACGGCGAAACCCGCGTCAACGGTGCGCTCGTCGCATCGGGCGGTTCGGTCGGCGAGGACCTCGGCTGCGCCATGACCACCGTCAACGCTGACGGCTCCATCGACCTGCCCGCCGGCGATCATCTGATCGAGCTCTATTCCAGCACCAACGACCCGCTCTACCACGTCGGCGCGTACTGGCAATTTGATTTCACATGGGAGCCTTTATGAGCACAACCGCCATGCAAGAAACCGCCATCGACTGGACCAAGTGCGCCTCGGCCACGCCGGACGTGTCGGTCGAAGAGATGATCCGGTTGATCGAGCACGCCCCGCCTGGCCCGTGGCCCTCAGGTTGGGCATCCTGGCCCAACGTCAACGAAGCCCACCGCGTCATGGCCCGGCGCTTTGCCGACAATCTGACGCCAGGGCGGCATGCCTACGCCGAGGAGCGCGGCATCGTCATCGCCGGAGGCGGCCTCAAGTATTTCCCCAACGTGTGGGTCGGCGTCAACCTGGTCCGGCATTTCGGCTGCAAGCTGCCGATCCAGCTCTGGTATCTGGGCGACGCGGAATGCGATCCGTACATGAAGCGGCTGCTCAAGCCCTTCGGCGTCGAATGTGTCGATGCCCGCAAGTTGGAGAAGGACTTTCCCTGCCGCATTCTCTGCGGCTGGGAGCTGAAGCCGTATTCGACGCTCCACTCGCCGTTCGCCCAGGTCCTCTTCCTCGACGCCGACAACGGGCCGGTGCGGGACGTGAGCTACCTCTTCGACACGCCGCAGTTCCGGGAGCACGGTGCGATCTTCTGGCCCGACTACGCCTGCTGGACGCTGAAGCCGGAGGTCTGGACCATCTTCGGCATGGACTGGATGGTTCCCCAGGCGCAGAAGGAGATCGCCTTCGAGTCTGGCCAGTACCTGATCGACAAGATTCGCTGCTGGCGCGAACTGCAAATGGCGCTGTGGTACGCCGAGCATTCGGACTTCGTGTTCCGGGTCGTGTATGGCGACAAGGAATGTTTCCACTTGGGTTGGCGGTTCCTGGGGACCGAGTACGCGATGCCGCGCAAGGCCCCTGGCTGGAACCAGCACACCATCGTGCAGTATGACTTCCAGGACCAGATCGTCTTTCAGCACCGCTGCCAGGACAAGTGGCGGCTGGCCGGCAACCGCCGCAACAACTCGCTGGCCAACGAGGAACTGTGCTTCAACCTCGTCGCTGACCTCCGCAAGCGCTGGGACGGCGTCCTCTGGCACAACCTGGACCCGACGCCCGAAGAGCAGCGGGCCATCGAAGAGTTGGCCGGCCGGCGCTTCTTGTATCGGCGGGTTGGCCACGATGAGCGGCCGATGCGTCTGGAGCGAGCCGGAAAAGTTGGCGAAGGCGCGGCCGAGTGCGAGCGCCGCTGGGACGTGAACATCGAAGACGGCCGGGCGATCCTGACGCTCAGCCGGCTGGACCGGCCCACCTGTCACCTTGAGCGCAATGGCGACGGTTCCTGGCACGGGCAATGGCTCGAACACGAAAGGATGCCCGTCGAGTTCATTCCGCTGGAGACCGACCATGCCGGCTGAACCCGTTCCGTCCGTCAAGATGTTCGGCTTGCAACGGACATGTACCAACGTGGTGCTCAAGGGGCTGAAGGCGAACTTCTTCGTGACCAGCCGGGAGCGCGGCCGCGAATGGAAGCACGGCAAGATTGGTCGGTCCGGCGACGACATCCCGGTCATCATCTGCTGCTTCCGGGAGCCGTTGGCCTGGCTGGTGTCGATGTACCGTTGGAGCTTTTCCGGCGACCGCGACGGCTGTCCGCACTTTCGCAAGGGGTGGCCGTTTGCCGACTTCCTGACCAACCGGCATTACGACTGGCCAACGCCGCTGGACCGCTGGAATGCCGTCAACCGGCATTACCTGGAGTGGCTCCAGGCGCACCCGGAACGCGGCATCGCGGTACGCAGCGAGGACATGATGTCGCTGGACGACGCCCGCCGGCAGTACCTGCGGATCGGCGAACATTTCTCGTTGCGGCGGCGAGGCGGTCATGTCCACGTGTTCAAGCGCCGCGTGAACAACTCGCAATTGCTACAGCGCCGGTCGATGGACTTCGACTACTACACGCAGCGCCGGTATCTGGCCGAGTACCCCGACAACATGCGGACCGGTGTGGTGCGCCGCGCTGATCCTTGGGTCCTGGAACAGCTCGGTTACACCGATCTGACAAGAGAGGGCTGA